ATACCCATAAACTTAAATTTGATATCAAAATCAAGGGTATAAATGATTGTGCGACGACTGTTGCCAAAGTCACCTTCATAGTCATCTTGTAAATTTGTGGCTGTTAGCAATATAGGTACGTCAGTAATAGAACCTGGTCCTTCAAGATCTTTTACTGCAACTGTATAATCAGGTGTAAAGTACGGAACAATCTGTTCAAACACCTGGAGCGCATCATCCTGATGATGTGCAAGTATACTCAATTGAATACTGACTTTATATGGAATGCCTTGATATATTTTGGTCTTTGTATCAGAGTCACCTTCAACCAGATATAATTTACTATTAAGTTTGTTTAATTTACTCGTCGAGTCATAGGCTATTGAAGTAATCTCAAAACTCATACGTGGAAGCTTAATCGCTACATCACCATACTTTTCGTTTTGTTGACTTGACAGACGTGCCAAAAACTTTTGGTGTGGACCATATGATATAGGCACACGTTGTATTCCAGTCATTTTACCATTTACCTTTTTTGCAATAGAAATATCATTAAAAATTGTACCAAAAACTGCTACAATTTTCTTTAGGTTTCCATTATAATAGTATGATGAATTTAACATATCTTATGACGGGTCTCCAAATGGGTTACTTTCACTAAAATCGATATAGTCGTTTCCAATCACTTCAAACGAACTATTTTGAGTCAATGCGTCATTATTATAGAGTGCCGCATCTCCATCCTCTAATCCTATAAGAGAAGTTATTGTTGAAGTTGTGCCGGTAGTTTGTCCTTCTATAGTAGTGTCAACTGTTAATGAGTGGAACTCACCATCATCAAATGTCAGCGTACCAAAGTTTGCTATCGTGCCATCTTCAGTATGTTCGTATTGTAGCAGTTCTGCCTCACCTGTAATTCCAGAAGGTAATGTAAAGACTAATGTTTCACCAAGATCATGCACATCTCCATCAAAGTCTAGTATAGCGCGTGCACTTTGGGTCTGTCCAACTTGTATAAGATCGACTTCAGGCACTCCAGTATCAATTTCCTGACCACTATATTCAAAGAGTTCGCATGTAAGTTTAAACGTTGGAGTCGTCCCCTTGCTGTCTCCAGTACCACCAAGTTGGAAAAACGGACTCTTGTCTTCAACAAATTTAATTTCAAAGAGTCCACCAGTTAGTGGCAAATAGATAAGATCGCCTTCACGCGGACGTACTGCGTCATTTGTATAGCCATGACGTCCAATCAAAGCATTCCATCGACGACGACTGCAGACAAGTGTAACCTGGTCACGAACTTCAAGTCCGAATTTTGTCATAAGGTCGCCATCACCTTCAAAGCCATCAACACTTTCAACATACATCTCAATCGAAAATGAAGCATCAAACGTTGATATGACATCCTCGTTTAGGATAAAGTCTTGCTTTACAATTTTACGAGGTATATAATAGACATCATGCCCCATAATTTTCATAGACTCTATAAGCAAATCTTCAAGTAAGTTTTGCTCGGCTCTATAACGTTCACTAAAATATACACTGCGTGGCATAACGTATTATCTACTAACCCATGTAAAAATCTGGGGGCATTTGATACTTGGTATCAAAATCAGTCTCAATCTTTTCAATATCAGCAATTGCATCTTCATAGATTGCACGACCATTTATCGTAACTCCACCTGGAAGAGTCATGCCTTCAAATTTCAGCAAATTTGTCCCCCATTGTTTTTTTAACAGTGCGGTAAGATATTTTTTAAGAAGCATATCATTGTACACGTCAGTAAAATCATTTGGGTTGATGGTTTGATAACCTTCAATTATAATATACTGACCAATATTTACATAAGTTTTCCAGTCGTCTTGAATGCTCAGACGATTCATGTGACGAGTAAATATAATCTGCTGAGTTGAGCCTGTAAGTATAAGCTCAATCGAGTTCATATACTGTTTCGTCATCTCATAGTTGATGAGTGAGTCAGGTTTGCGTAGTCCATACAGATCATTTAAAAACATCTGATATTTAACGCTAAACATATCAGCAGCATCACCGCTGCTCAAGTTTAGGACGCGAAGTACACTAATAAGTTGATCGGGTAGAGTAATATAGTTGTTGTCATAGTCTGCTTGAGTGACCTGATGCTTTAAGAATGTGCGCACAACCGCGTCGCTATGATACTCTTGATAAAACTGAAGTGCCTCATCGATACGATCCTCAATCTGATCTTCATCGATGTTGATTTCGAGTACTGGAGCACCGAGTGCTCTTAAACAATAGTCTGCTAATTCTTGGCGTGATGCTGGTTTTGCCATAATATATTATTTATAAGACTATTATGGAACCTCAGGATAATTAGTTGTCTTCACATATGAAGAAGTAATCTTTGCGGCAGAGAAACCATTATTCCATGTTGTTACCAACCAAGGACGGCCTTCATAACTATAAGCTCTGGCTATTTCTCCAAGTGTAGAATTTAAATAGAGCCAAACGCCAGTTTCATATCTTACAACTTCATCTCCATAAACATATGTTTCGTTACCATATGGTGCATATCCAATCGGAGCCATCTTACGCCAACTTTGTCCGCCAACAAAACCAGAACTTTGGTCTCCCGGAGTGTTGTACCATGGACCGTCCATTAACACCCATGCTGTAGCATCTGGTTCAGCAGCATTTGCTGGATTATCACTACCAATAGTAGCAACTGGATTGACATATTTGTATGCCAAATTTAATCCTAGGCCTAACATATTATTAGAATAATACTGTTACAGCAGCTTCAGATATAGTAGTTCCACTATCGACTATACGCTGACCACCAAGAGGCCATACTCCTGGACTCAATGTAAGTGTAGCTGTCTCTCCATCTACTCCTTCAATCACAATGTTTCCGTTAGCAGTACCTGGAGCAATATACAAACCAGCAAACACTTTACCAACAGTTGGTGTGTAAAAGCCATCTGTAAAAGTCAATGCTTCATATGCAACAGCAGATGTGTTTTGGTGTATTAAACCCTTTTCGTAGACGTTAGTACTCATAGTCTTATTTATATTATTCTCTTATAGCCATTCCAGTATATAACGAAAGACCAAGCGCAATCAATACGACATAGTGAGAAATGACTTCATTTGGATTAACGACAGCATTAAATGCTATTATTTGTATAATAACAATAAGCGCTAGTGCTAACCATATTACAGTTTTCATGGCTTCTTTACATATTTTTCTGGGGCGCGTTCAAAATTCTTGGCTAGCTTGATGATGCCTGTAATAATTTCTGGGGAAACGACTCCTATAATACCATATGTAATTGCCTTGTATAGGCTGGGAATATCGGTCTGTTCCAATATAAACCAAGCGATTGCTGCAGAGAGTGCGGCTGATATTATATTTTTAAACTGCTCGAGAATTGTATACTCTTTTTTTGCTGTCATGAGTCGAGCAAGCATGCCTGCCGCTCCAACAAGAGGGATTATCCACCCACCCTCTAGAAACTCTTTTAGCATCGATCTTTCTGGTTCCATTTATAACTATACTTTTAAAGTGTGAAACATCACAATATGACTATCAATCTAAATGTATTTATAAAAAACACCGTTTTAACGGGTCAAGGCATGATCAACTGCATATTTATAAAAGAGTTCTTCCTGGAGGGCTCTTACATTATATTTTTTGACAATATCATCTAAAGAATAATGAAACGCTGAAGTTATGTCATACATGCTTTTTATGTCTCCTGCATAATAGTTGTCTATACCCTTAAATTGTCTGTAATATTGAGGATATTTTAGACTCAATCCATTTCCAACTGTTGTCATTTTCAAGAGATTTTTAGTTGGTGTATAACACACTGGCGTAGTAAATTTATCATAACGTGTATTTACTACGAGGTTATAGTCATAGGTATGATTATGATACAAGTGGGACACCAGATTAAACTTTCCGGCCCACATGCGTTTCCATGCCAATATTGGGCAAGGACTGCCAGGAATGACGCCTTCTAAGTTGCCGTGTAATTTTAAACGTGAGTCGTCTTCGATACACACATGTTTTATAGTTTGGTCATGGAAATAATCAGATAGATGAGTTTTTTCTACTGTAAAAATACCGTTATAGTCTAGTTTTCGGTATGAGCTTTTTGCCTCTGACTCACACCATGTATGAAGAAAAAGATCAACCGCGTGGCCGTTTTGCTTTAACAGATTTATATAGTCATTTAAGCGTGAGTCTTGTAACCCGCCTCTTAGGTGTCCACGAATACAAAATGCCAGTTTCATAATATGTTGTTGTCCGCTGCATAACGATATACTATTTCTTCTTGATGTTTAATAGTTGAATAAGTTTTTAAAATATCATCTAAAGAAACATAAAAGTTAGAGACTAATTTATACATCATTTCAATTTTTCCAATATAAAAATTATCAATACCAACTATATTTTTAGTGTATGTTGGATATTTAAATACTATATTGTCTTTTTGTAAAATTAAACTATTCAGGGTTGAAGGAGGTGTATAGCATATTGGTGTAGTAAACATATCAAAACGAGTATTAATGACTACATCATATTTTTCCTGACACTCATAGACGTATGATAGTATTTTATGCTGGCCAGCCCACATACGTTTCCATGCTAGTAATGGACATGTGCTCGCACTTACATGCCCTGTTTTTTTCCCGTATATTTTTATTTTTGAGTCATCATCAATGATTATTTTTTGAACATTATAGTCCTTAAAATAATTCTGCAACAACTCTTCACTTACCTTAAACACATATTTTCGATCGAGTACTCGATAACTAGATTTTGCCTCTGACTCCTTCCACGTATGCAAATATAACTGAACGTCATGACCCTTAGCAGTTAACTGGTCTATATATTGAGTTAAACCTCGGGTAAATAGTCCATCACGAACGTGCCCACGCATGCATAATGCTAGTTTCATAGATCCTTTAACTTTAACATGACGTGTTTAATCGCCATCCACATGTCTAGGTATTTATAGGTTGCAAGTCGACCAACAAAAATCACTCCCTTTTCTGCCTTTGATAGTGATTCATAGAGTCGATATGTTTCCTGTCCTTCACCCCATGGAATAGGATAAAACGGAATGTCTCCCTGCCCGCATTCTTTCGGGTGCTCAGTGGTGACTACTGTTGGACCGGCATGATCTGGCATAAAATAACTGTGATCATAGATTCGCGTATAGTCGGTTGTGCTATTGTTTTGGTTTACAATAAATGTGTCTTGCTTTTCGCACAACACATGATGTTTAAACTCAAGTGAACGATATGGCAGACGTCCATGTATTGTGCCAAAATAACTGTCAATCTTGCCAGTATAGACAATCAAATCACCTGCCTCCCGTTTGTACATCCAATCATCCTCTCCACAATTTAAATGCACAATAATACCTTCTAACATCTTTGTAAACATTGCAGAGTAACCATCTTTTGGAATGCATTGATACTTTTGACCTTCAAACCATGTTGGATCTTCGCATTCTGCAGTCTTTGGAATTCGATTTGTAATAGTCTTAGGAATCTCGTCGAATGGCACGCCCCATTGCTTTTCGCTATACTCTTTAAAAATATACTCAACAATCTCTTCTTGTGACAGCTCACGACCAATCTCACTTATCGTCTTTTTGCTGTACGGCAAACTCACACGTCCGAGTCGGGTGTCTCCCTTTGGTTGCAGCGCAAACGGAGTCCACTCAGTATAACGACTGAGAAACTCATAGACCTCTTCATCATCGGTATGAAAAATATGAGGG